CTCTTCCGATCTAGGAAGGACTTTATAAAGGCTTGATCTATAGTCGCTGTCATTGTTTTTCCTTTCGTATTGTTCTAAATCCAAGTTGTCGTTATAAACTTTGTTATGTTGTCCAAACTGGGCATCTTCCAGTCTATTTCGGCTTGTTATGTGAGATATATTATATTTTTGTCATTTTTACAAGACCAGAAGCAATAAAAACATTGACATCTCCAAATGTGTATGAACCATCAGATTCCTCTATGTATGATGAAAATGTCTTTATGTAGCTTTTATCTTTCGAATATAGGTATGCTTCTGTAGTAATTACTGCTGGTTTTACTGAATCCATGTCAGTTTTTGACATCCATTCACTATGACCAGTAGGATCTTCCCATTTAAAAATATACTTTTTAAAGGGTAAATCTTTCTTTTTAGCCATACTTTTTTTCGTATAGCTTGGTTACTTTGTTGTAATATGCTTCATCTCTTTTTGAAGGATCATAGTATCTAGGATCATTCATCATAGATCTTAAATCTGTTTCATCTAACTCTGCATCTACAACTGTATTAGCATTAGGTAAAGGTTTGCTTTTTGTAATATTCATTATTTCTTCTATAGCTTTTACTCCATCTGCCGTAGATGCTAGTTTGCTCATAGTATCATATGCTTCATTAGATAAATATTTTTTAGTCCACAACTCTGCTGCTTCTAATCTAGACTTAGCATTATCGCCGAGTATTTCCATTTCTGCATTTAAATTTGGTAGTCCAGCTATTTCATTATTTACAAAAGCATTAACACCTCTATTAAATACTTCTTGTGATAAATTATTCTCTCTACAAATAGATGACCATTCCTTAAGAAGCTCTTGTTCTTCATTAACTTCTACATTTATTTCTTTTGGAATCTCTGGCATAACTATCTCATACTTCTCTGGTACAGCTGTTTTTGCTTCCTGTTCTATATCTGTTCGTATTTGTTTAGAAAGCTCATCTGTTCTCATGCCTAACTTTTTTTCAAGAGAATTGTATGATGCAGATAATTCTTCTACTTTGATTTCGTTTCTATCTGTATCCCAAAACTTTTCAGGTACATATTCAGGTCTATCTACAGATGTTTCTGTATTTTCTGTAGCTTGTACTGGTTCTTGTGTTTCAGTTTGTGTTGTTTCTTCTGACATTAACTCTCCTTATGTGTGTCTATTCTTTTTTTTAAAATAAAATATAAATATCTCATTCCTTCTAAATGTCTAAGCTGGTCATTTGAAATATCTCTACCAGCAACAGCATCTACTGTAATAGATTTTAAGTAATTTAAAACCTTTTTTCCTAACTCTGTTTTAAAAAGTGCAGCAATATCAGCATTTAATTCTATTTCTGCTGCTTTTGATCTAGTAAATCCGTCTATTGAATGGTAAAAACCCTCAGGTTTGTTGCGTATCTGCTCCCAAGCCACCTTGTCCTCCTTGCATTTGTTGCATTTGTTGTAGTTGTGCCATCTGTTGCATTACTTGTTGTTGTTCAGCTGCATCACGAATTAACTTTTCTGGTAAATTCATTTTCTCAGCTAAATATCTAGCTACTTCTTCTTGTTTTACTATTAAGTTTAGCACTTCTGGTCCAAATGTTTGACCTAAAGTAGCATTAAATCTATTCACATCAGCTATATCTTGTTCATTCTGCGCCCTTGATAGTGGTGATTCTGGAATAATCTTTATTTCTTTATTGTCTATACTAGGTATTTGTATTCTTCCTTGTTTTTTTAAAATATATATTACTCTTTTTATTAATGGTTGTATAAACTCTGATTGTAATCTACCAAATGAAGAACCAATCTGTCTTGATAGATCTGCCATTCTCTCTGCAACTTCTGTAGCTGACATAGGTGTACCTCTAGTTGGACCAAGTGTATCCATGTATAATGCTTTTCTAATATTGTTTCTCATATCTTCTAATACTAATTGTGCTACATCAAATCTTCCTGCACCTTGTATAGGTTGTAAACCTCTTGATCCTGGAGCAACAGGAATAATTGTTCCAGGCACTAATGCAATATTATCTGTATTAATTACACCATCATCTTCTAACTGATAAATACCAGATATATTCATCTGTGCATTTTCTAGTATAAGTTCTACAGTTAAGTTTGTTGTTTTGATTGCAGACATAGCATTAAACACAGGACCACGACCATATACTTCTCCACTAGCTTTGTTCCATCTAAATGTAATAAATGGATTTGATCCTGCACCTTTGTATTGTTCTTGCATTATTATTGTTTGATATTCTGAAATACAAACTATGTAATCATAAACTTCTTTATTTGGATCTGAGTAGTTTCTCATAGTTCCTTCTATTACATTTATTTTTTGGTCAGGATCGTTTGTTAAATGATTTAAAATTATTTCGTTTAGATCTGCATTAGGATATAATACTTTTATATCTCCTAATCGAATTTGTCTTTTTCTGTAAATACAATCTATTTTATTATTGGGTCCACTATTTAAAGTTACATGAGGTAATGGTATTGCATTAAATACTATAGGTTCAGATGCTGTACCTTCATTTACTAATAAACATCCTGTGCCAATAGCACAATCCATAAATGCTTCATGTACTTCTTGATTAAAGTTTGAGTTATGTAGAACTTCAAATATATATTGTGTAATAGAATCTAGTTGTTCATCTATCTGTGGAGCTACATTTGCTGGTATTTCTATTCCAGACTTTAGATTTACCCATCTACCAAATGTAGGTGTAATACCAGCTTGTAATCTACTAGCAAATTCTTGTATACCTACTACTGCTGTTTCATCAAATATTCTATCTGTTCTTTTTTGACCTGGTGATTCTTCATAGAATGATTCTCTACCTGGCATAGTGTATTCATATGCCTCTTCAAATTTAGATCTCCAAACTTCTTTTAATGCACTAGACTGTGAATATTTTTTTAAAAACATTTGAGCTGACATCTCAGATGATGTGTTAGCTGCTGATCTATAGTTATTATATTCCATTATACTACAAAAGAACCACCAAATCCTCTAGTAGATGATTTGATAAACTTTCTATCGCCACTAGCTATTTGTGAAGTTTTTAAACTAGCTAAATAATTTTTTCTTTGTTTTTCTTGTTCTGCTAAAAATCTATTTTCAAACATTTCATTATCTTGTTTTTTATTATTATCTGTTTGATTTGTTTTATTATTATTTTGTTGTGTATTATCTCTATAACTAAAAAATCCACTTTCTCTTCTATCTACATAGCTTTGATATGGTAACATACTTTGTGTAGCTAATGTTGAAGGAATCATTGGTACACCAGCAAGTGCTGCAATAGCAGATAATCCTAATTGAAATTTTTTCTGTGATTCAAACATTTGTTTTGATAAAGGAATGTCTTTTGATTTAGTTCTATTATAAATATCTCTATTTTGAGAAGTAAATAAAAGTCCACTATCTGTTTGTACTCCAGGTACAAAACTTCCAGAAGCTGACATAGTTCCTGCACCAATACTTTCTAAATATCTATTTCTTGCTTGGCTAAATTCAGAACCATACATTTGATTACCAGTTCCTGATCTATAACCAGTAACTGTCATTTTGTTTGGACCTGAATATGTTTTTTGTATATCTAACGCATCCATAGCAGCTTTATTTGCTCTTTCTGCAATAGATCTATTTACATCATCACTACTACCAAATCTATTTTTTGCTGGTACAGAACTTTGATTACCACCTGAACCTGATGCTGAATTTTGTGAACCCATTATGTTTGTTCTCCATCACTAAAAAAACCACTTCCACCAGCTTTTGTAAATAACGATCTCACACCAATCATTCCTTTACCAAATCTTTTTTTATATCTTTTTTCTTCTGCTATTAATCTTTCTTTTTCTTTTTCAGCTTCTATACGATCCTTTTCCATTTGCTCTTCCATGGCTATTTCTGCTGCTGATTTTCTATATTTTGGTGTTCTAAATATTCCCATTTTTTACATCCGTTATCTACTAAGTATTTATATAACCCATAAGGTGTTATAATCAACCTATTTATACCTAATACTCTCATTATTACAGTTACGCAACTATTTTCTCTAAGCCATGCTCCCTGAAATAATTTAAACTTATTTCTTTGTAATGGACACTTAAGAATAACTCCTTTGTTTTGTAATACATATTGAATTACATAACTAATTTCTTCTCCTGATAAAACTTTTACATCTAATCTTTTGTGTATATGTTCTATTATAATCCAAACATTCTTAGTGTGGTCATATGCAAACATACCACAATGAGCCATGCCTCCCCTTCTAAATCTATGATACCAAGATTCTAAAGGTGGATCATAGAAAAATACTAACCATTCTTTCGGAAAATATCCCATTTACCTCGTTTATTTACAGATCCTCTATCATATAGATTCCAAGTTTTGTAAACATTTGTAACACCTTTCTTTTGTGGTCCAACTGTCAAAGATCTACCTTCTCCTGCACCTAGCATTAAATACTGTAGTGCATCATGTACATGAGAGTATTTATTCTTATTTGGTCTATCTTCATACCTTTCTCCTGATGTTTGTATTCTTCTGTAGTGGTATCCACCAAGAAAACCTTTTCTTAGTTGTTTACAGGATGGCGATAGTAAGAAACCAGACTTACCATCAACCATCCTATTTAATGCAGCTTCTACTGATTCTATTCGTAGAGATACATCATTTGATGGAGCTGGAAAGGCTTGGATACCTTGCTGTCTAAGTATCTGAAAAGGAGTAGTTTCATCTGTTTGCGCCCTAAAATCTCCAGCTGGATCACCAAATATTTTTAAATCTTTATCTGCACAATGCTTTATTATTTCATGTTTTAGCATTTCGCTAAACTTAACTGTACCAATATCAAAACAAACTAACTCATGGTTTATAATCCATCTACCATCAGGTAGCCTCTGACCAAATACAGCTGATGGTGTAAGTCCAAAGTCTAAACCTATGTATACTGTAGTATCTGCAAAATTTATATCTTCATCAGCTATGTGTGTATCTTCTCTAAATGAACCATATACTAACTTACCATCTTCAATAGTTCCTAATTTATTTAATACATATACATCTATCCATGACTTTGATTTACCTCTAATAATATTAGGATAATAATTTTCTGTTACATTCTTAATATTTTCAGCTGTCGTATTAATGTCGTACCCCTTAATCTTATCATCTTCTTTTAGTTCAATCATTCCAGGTGGTTGTACAAAGAACTTCCAGTTGTCAGGCTTGACTAACATCAAAGATTCTTCTTGATTCATATGATCTGGTACTGGTACTTCCCCTGACATAATAGACCACCAATGATCTTCATCTGGTGCATTGGTATCTGCTATAACACCATACCATGTAGGTCCACCATCTTTGACTGCTGGATATCTACCTACACGCATAGTACAAGCATCTACAATAGACTTAGGAATCTCTCTAGCTTCATTAATCCATACTCCTGTTAGTTCTAATGATAATAGTTTCTTTACATCCTCTGGTCTATCTAGTGCTAAAAATATAACTTCTAACTCTATATCATTGATTTGTATATTGTGAGTAAACGGAACTGAGTAAGTAAAATTACCAAATATATTTTCTGGAAACCAATCTAACCATGTTTTCATGGTAGTAGTTTTTAACTGAGGGTTTGTGTTTCTGATTACTGCCCATCTAGACTTTCTCTTACCATCAGGAGATGGTTCTTGTTTGGCAGCTCTTCTAAATATCTCTATGCAACAAGATACTGATTTACCTGATCCTACTGGACCTCGTACACCTCTAAAGAAGCTATCATCCTTCATAAAGGTTTTGATAACTTCTCCAGGTGCTTTATAATTTAGTCCACTCACACATTATTGG